CGTGTTCCACTTCCACGCCGCAACCTCCGTCGATCCCTGAAGGAGCTCTTCCTCCGATAGGCCGTCGGTGTCTACCAACGAGACAAAGTCCGTTGGGTAGCAGACACCGTGCACCTTGAAGTACGAAGGAAGATCCCCCGATGGGAGATGGAGAAGGTCAAAAATGGCAGCCAACCTCTTGGCCAACAGGCCCCTGAAGCCCAAGGAGGGTAAGGCGACACCAGCGGAGCGAAGAGCTCCCTGGTGCCACCGAAACCACTCCCTACCGGCTCGGAACCTGTACTCAGTTGGTGCCCCGTCGAGAAACGATAAGTAACTCGAACCGAGGCTTCCCGGATGATCCGCAGGACGGAACATCCCCAACCGAGGCGACCAAGAAGGACAAAGGAGGCCCGATGCACCCCACCTAAGAAGCGTGGAGTTTATCGTCCCCCAATCATGATTGACAGAGGTCTTAGTCTTCTCGACTTCGAGCCCGACCTGACCGACAACTACGAACCACTTCGGAGGGAAACCCTCGTCTATGGACTGGAAAAGAATATCGTCCCCGTTTATCAGAACGGGGACCTTCCCTTTTATTCCGGCCTGCGAGCAAGCCCAACGGAACGCCAGGTAATTCTGGAGGCACAAAAACGGGAATGATAGGAGCGACCCCATCATCTGCCCCACTGTAACCTCCAGAGAATCCTTCTCCGAAAAAAGAATGGGCCGGCACGCCCGCCTCGCGAGGTCAGCGACATTTCCAGGGACGAAAATCGCGTTCCCAAGCATGACTTCGAGTGCCAGCTCCATCACTTCTATCGGTAAGTTGTCGGTCGCGGACTTATAGTCGCCCGAGACCAAGACCCCCTTCCCTTCCCTAAATCCCGCTCGTCGAAGGCCCTCCTCCGTAGGAGGGCCACGGAGCAACCAATCCCTCTTCGACAGACTCCCGTAAATAGTTTTGTGGAGGGGCTTAAGAAACAGCGCCTCCGCCGGGAACTTCGAAAGAGGGCGGGGTTTGCCCGCCGACTGCACGACCATGAGTTTCCCCGCATATCTGGGGCAGAGGTGGCCTTGACCACCAAGGACGGCATCAAGAAAGCCGTCCTGCCCACACGACATCGAGGCCAGAACTCCTCCCCCTGACCGGCCTGTCTCGCAACAGGAGGTCAACGGGGGGGCGATCGCCAGGGCTGCTTTCTCGTAACCGGCGTCCCATCCCTTAGGGAAGAGACGCCGGACTTCATTCTTAACAAACGAGAGATACCCCGCGGGCAAGCGCTTAGGAGGCTTGCCCAACCGCTCAACTAGGTCGTCTAAGAGGCCAGATTCCATACAACGGCAAGAATCCGGAAGAAGTTTCTTCACGGACTGGAATCCCATTTGGAGGGACTCGTCATCCGAGACGAAGGAACTCAAATACTCTTTTACGGCCCCCGCCAACAACGAGCACCGATCGCCCTCCCAATGGAACGGGGGGGGAACCAAGCCCGAAATGGCCGACCATGAAGCGACCGCTCTCTTTATAGTATCGAGAGTACGCCGTTGGTAGGCGCGACATCCGCGCGAAACCCTACCAGGTTTCCGCGGGCCGCGATTTTGGGCTGTTGACAAGTGTGTAAAAGCCATCAGGGACGATACGAAATCGCCTAGACACAGCACACTCGACTTTGCAATAATGGGTTTTGTACAAGACTCATTATTCG